ATATCGCCACCGAACTTAGTGGCCACCGTCTGGACTGCCCATTTCACCCGCTCAGGCGGTAGGTTGAATTCCATCGCCCGCTTAGCCCACACCTCATCATAACCAAGCTCAGTCGCAATGCGCCAGAACAGCATATCATCGCCACCCTTGTGAGCGAGCCTCATCCGCTTATCCAGGGCTGTGTCGGTTACGTCTCGTGGGAGGATGTATCGGTCGTGTTCTTGCCATCCGAAGAAGACGGCTTTGTAGATGTTTCCTGGCTCGTCTTTGTAGGCTTGCCAGAAGCGGGTGTAAAAGGCTCCACTGGCCCCGTTGGCTGTTGATTCCATGAAGACGTAAGTACCAGCCACATCTGCAACCGCTGCGAGTTGTGCCTGCAAGGCATCTTCGTCAGTAGTCGTCCTTCGACGTTTATGCCACAAAGCGACCTCGGACAGATGTAGAAAATCCCAGGTGGAGCCACGGGCAGCATCAGTGCTTCCCTGGGTCTGTATTTGGTATCTTGCTCCATGTTTCCATCGGATTGAATTCCCTATGAGCTTTGCCGGCGCGACCGCTTCGATGGTCTCGGGCAGGTTCTCTTGATAGCGTTTGATGATGTGGAAGATCTCTTTGGTTGAGTCAGACAGGTGGGCAATACACATTGCGTTTGCTTGCTTCTTGAACTGGCAATGATGATGGCCCAGGGCCTTGAAAAAGGTTGTGCCTCCCACCTGCCGACTCTTCAGGTCTATGATTCTAACAGGTTGCCGCTTGGATTCCATGTCCTCAATCAAACATAGAAGTTCTTCCTGCTCCCCGTTGAGGGTCAGCGGCGCCAGCCTGTAGGAGTCCCCCACAAGTGTTCGTATTCTCAGGCAATTCTGAAAGTAAAAACGCCGGTCGTGCTTGCACCGATCCCAGAAATCACGGGAGCGGGTTGACTCTTGAGAAAAACCACCCATCAGCTACAGGGGAGACGCCAATGGGTGGCCGAAGGAAAACTAGGGTAGGTAATCACTGAGGGGAAAGAAGGAACCCCTGTATGACTACGCGCTGACGATACCATGTCGCTAACCCAACGGTACAGATTTTTTGCGCTCACGCTGAACCCCTTGTTTTTTTATAAGTTTCTTAACATCCCTCTGCGCCATGCCGGTGTTGTTTGATATTTCCCGGTAGGTGAGGCCGGCCTGATACAAGGCGACGGCAGCAGACTCATTGGTGGTGATGGCCGTAAACTCAGCCTTGGCCTGAACAACCTGAAGGCGGTTGTCGAGAGTTTCGTCAGCAGAGAAGGGATCCCACTCACTACCAGAATCACTAATAGACAACGCCTTATCCACCAACTCGCCAATGTCCTTACGCGCCTTGATGTATTGATTCACCGCCCGCAGATTCTGAGAAAGCTCTATGTAACAGCCACCTGCCCTGCCCACGGCATCCTCGAGCATCTCGCCGGCACTCTGCGCGGATTGAACGTAGTAGGCTGCTAACTCTGGTAGCTCGCTCACGACTGTGGTAAGTTGATTGGAATCTGACATACATGGAGAGTAAGTTACATGAGCAAGAAGAACAAGAAGAACCACCCGATTCAGTTCAACGCCCCCACTCCGGGAGTCAAGGAAGAGCTAGACGACCATGTCCACAGGCTCACCATCAACGTCGATAAGACGGTACACAAACTACTTACCAGAACCGCAGAACGGAACAAACTAGACATTCATGTGCTTGTCGATTTATCCGTACAAGCCATGCTAGGCTCACTTGAGAGCTATGGCTACGACCCCATGAAAATGGACATCGGGGAAATAAAACCAGCCAAAGGTTCCATCGAAGGACCGTCACTATTCCTCTCAGAATACACCACTAGATGCCTGGAGCAGATTGCCGTGTTCTTCGGAGTACGCATGTGTGACATCCTCCAGGACTCCATACTCAGCCAACGATTCAACTGGCAACGCATGCAACCCGTCAACGCCAGAAGCATGAGTTCCATAAGACTCCAGATGTTCGAACAAGAACAACTCGGACCCCGTTGAAAGATGGAGAGCGCAAAGGGAGAGACAAAATAATGGTAAATGATACTGACACAACAGCACCAATCGCACATGTCATCAGCAGTCGAGCAGCGACAGATGGCCATGTGACTGTTGTTATAGAATGTCCACACTGCAAAGGCGAACACACGCACGGAGGGAAAGAGGGGCAGCGACAGCATGGGCACCGGGTCTCACATTGCTTCGATAAGAATCACGTTGGGTACGACATCGTCGATAACCGCCCTTCCCTTTAGGGAAGGAATATGAAAGAATTCCCCATAAGACACATGCGGAATAACAAGAAAAGAAGCGGCGGCGTCGGACGTATGACGTCCTCCTTCGCCCGCTCAGCGCAGATCTGACAAAAAACATGGCCGCACCCTATCGCACCCTTGCCGCAGAAATTCGCACCCACTAACCAGAACACTGATAAGCATTCGCACCCTGCCGCACCCTTCCCTTGTATATGTGGGTATACACACATACGCACACACACAGAGCAAGGTGGCCCCCAGAGTGCGACAACCTGCGAACCAGGGTACTGCTCTACAGTCAAAGTGCGACAGCAGTGCGACAATGTCGAACCTACAAATTGCTAGCTCTCGGGGGTGGGTCATAAGGTACCCCCCGTGCCATATATGGCAACATACAATATATGGCACCATACAATATATGGCACCATATATGGCAACTACACAGACGATCAGTGTGGTGGGAATAATACATAGCACCATATATGGCAGGTATAAACTATATGGTGCCATATATGGCACATGTCCTGGGCCTATGGTGTCATATGCTTGACACTGTAACATTATGTTCGCACCATGTGCATAATGCTTTACACGCAAGCAGTGCATCGATTAGGGCAAAAAGTGTGTACTTTGCTTTACAGTAGCCCATGGGTGCCAAATGACCCATGGCTTCGCAGTACAGCGTTTAGCTCACTTGGCACGCACTCTGCATTCTTATTGGGCGACACTGGAAAGGCGCGACGCCCTGGTGGCCGTGTGACGACTAAAGTCGCTCACCTTTCTAACATGTCACAGACTGCCTTGTGTCAGTCCGCCCTGGTCCGCTGGTCAGCGCCATAGGGGACGGAATGAGTCTGTGAGTAGCCCGCCACGGTTGCGGGACAATGGGATGGTATAGCCATCGACATTCCCGAGGTATTAGCAATTAGCGCGCCGAAGGAATGGCAGACACGGAGCGCGTGAGAATCGACTGTTCTTAAGAACAGAGAGACGGTCCGATGCAAGCCTTGACCCTAGTGGTCAGCACTGATGGTAACATCGTGCTTTTCAGCCCAGAAAGCTGGATAGGAAGGTAGACAAGCTTTTGCTTGTTCTTTCCCTTGTGGTGCTGCTTTTGGCACTGCAGGACAAAAGGAAGACACAATGCTTGATTTCAATGTGAAGCATGAGTTTCAGCGTGCTGGCCGTCGCGGTAAAACGCGAATGAATAAGGTCTCACGCGAGATTCATCAGAGCTATCGATGTAAGCCCACTGAATCAGTACTTACTGAAGACGGCCCTGAGCCTACTGGAACCCATGTTCGTAAGAAGGTGACAGCATGACGGGGCCTATTCTCGTAATGATGTTCTCTTCGCTGGTTCTTTTCTTCATGGCTGGTAGCGTTAGACTCTAATGGATACTGTTTATACCATAACGGTCTTCTTTGTTTTTTGCGTCGCTCCGGCGCTTGCCATGCTCTTCTAGCCCTTGCAGGTCCCAACCCTAACCGGTTGGGGCCACAAGGGAGAGAATAAGCAATCCTGCTGAATCTCTCCTAAAAAGGAGAACTCAATGGAACTCAAAATGACTGATGAAGGTGTTTTTATCGCGGTGCTTCTACTTTGTGGCGCTGTGTCTATCGTGGCCTTTGGTCTCAAGAGCTTGCTAGCAGTTGGGATGACAATACTAGCCACTATCTTGACTGGTAGAATTCAGAAGGCTGTTCGCAAGAAGCGGTGGGCTGCTGAGGATGCCGAACGTGAGTTGGGCTATCTGAAGCAGAAGGCTGCTGCATGGGATGCGCACTGTCGGTAACGCTTACTGTCTATCACCTAACGGTGGTAGGCAGTTGGGGTCAACCGACCCAAAAAGGACAAGCAAAAGATAAAGGAAAACATCATGTCTGAAATTAGAAATTCTATGGCCCTTGTTGCAATTCAAGTTCTTCGAAATTATGAGTCTGTCGACGAGGCCAATCAGGTAAAGGTGCTGAAAGCTGCTGACTTCCTGCTTACCATACTCGAGGAGTTTGATGATGAGGAAGCTGTGGAGTATCAGGACGAAGAGTATCTACTGCAAGCGGTAGCGTTCTTCGTTGTGATGTGTGCACGGGCTGAGGTCCCGATCACAAGCGTTGCAGGACCTGCAGTAAACAACTTACTCAATGTTGTGGATCTGTATGAAGGCACCGCGCCGACTATGCAAGCAGTCAATTGATCCTAGTGTCCATCACCGTAGGGTGGTGGGCGCAATGGGTTCGTTGAACCCTTGAACAAGCAAAAGCGTGTCATGCTCTTAGGGGCATGACACAAGGAGAAAACTATGAGTGCATTATTGATGGGTGATGGCAATCGAATCAACTTGAATCAGTTGGAAGCAATTCCAGTACCACGGGCTACGCAGTCATGGTCACCAATTCCCTGGAAACCCTTTGTTGATATCATCTGTCACCGCATTGAGCGTGCAGGCTGGATGATTACCAGCGTTGACCTACTGGTCAGCGGCTTCGACAAGGAGACGGGTCTTCCTGGGGAGCTGTACGGGACAATCATTCTGGATGGTGGTGATGGTGCTACGGTTCCACAGTTGGCGTTTAGAATTTCCTATAATAAGAAGTATGCTGCTGCCGTTTGCGGTGGGATGCATGTAACTGTCTGCTCTAACGGAATGTTCGTTGGTGAGTATCAATTGGTGATGCGAAAGCAGACTACCCATGCACGTCGTGACATTGTGCCCTTGATCGAGCAGGGCGTAGGCCGTATTCAATCGGCTTACGATACTACTCGGAGACAGCGCGATACACTCCAGAGCGTACCGTTATCGTTGGATGAGGGATACGGTTTGATTGGTCGTGCGATAGGTAACAATGTGATCACACCAACCATGGCAAATGTAGCCTTTACTGATTGGCGTAAGCCACGCCATGAAGAGCACGGTAATGATACTGCCTGGGGTCTCTATAACTGCTTCACTGAGGGAGTTAAGAAAGCTCGAGCAGGTGTTCTGATGGATGCTCACACGAGTATCAACCGTTTCTTTGTGGATCAGGTAACGGCGCCGGCCGCCGCGTATGGCGACCAAAGCAAGTTACCGACAGTTGAGGAAGTCTTTTCACCTGACTTTGTCAGGCCGACACTTGAGGAGCTAGATCGGTTCTCAAGGTTCTAGAGTTTATTGAGTTTTCCTAGTGTCCATCACCATTCGGTGGTGGGCACAATGGATCACTTGATCCGTTTACAAGCAAAAGCATGTCATGCCTTCAGTGTGAGGCATGGGTGGGACATCGGTGAAAGGGTTAAACTCCCATACCTTAGGTAGAACGAAAACACACACGCGATGTGAAAGCCCGGTGTACTAAGTGAACAGGTTGAACTGTTATTGTGCGCACACCTACCCGTGCCTCGCTCTGAGGGCATGACATAAAGGAGAAAACTAGATGTATTCTGTAAATCTATTGGGCCAGAACGGTGACGTGTTTGCCGGTCAGGATTTTGATGACAAGGAAACGGCAGTACGTTTTTACTGCAACCCTAGAAAATACTTCGCTAAGTCGGAATTCGAGGGTGACGTTACTCACATATCAATTGAGGGACCGGATGAAAATGCCAGCCGTTCACTGGTGTCGAAATGAAATTCAAACTAAAAAATGATGCCCGTGTTGAAGGCATCCATTACCTTCAAGGCCACATCGAAATAGCGCCACGCGACCTTGTCAGGGCGTTTGGTCCGCCTGCACTTAGTGACGGGTATAAGGTCAGCGGTGAATACCGATTCGTAAATAAGGACGGGGACGTCTTCACGCTTTACGATTGGAAGTCAACGAGTCTTTACGATGATGGATTACTCTTTCCACCCGAAGACGGAGTTGGGGTTTTGATGACGCCGGAGATCTTCTGGAGTTCGGGTCAGCCTTATAGGTTCCACATAGGAGCCGGTGGTCCCTCGGATGAGTTTGAGCAGTGGCTTGTTAGGCGCATGCCCTACCTCTTGATGCTGGCGTGCAGTCAGGTACTAGAGAAGCTGGTATGAGTTGGACTATACACGGCTTCCCGTATGGGTATGTGCACTGTGCATGGTGCGGTAAAGACTGCAGGCACAGTACGAAGATGAATAAATTTGAGGAACCAGTCTGTATGGACTGCGAAAAGGAGGAGGAAGATGACGATTAGAGTAGGTGACTATCAATCTACGATTGACGGTGGTCCTATTCAGTTGACAGTGCACTGTGAGAATTCACGGAGCGATAACGAGAAGACTGGGGATATGGTCCAGGTATCGGCTACGCGGTCGGATGTAACGCCCGCTCAAGCCGTTAGGGAAGGGCTTGACCAGTCTGTGTGTGGTAACTGTCCGCTGAGACCAAAGGCCGCCGGAAGGGAGAAAGGAGATACAGTCTGCTATGTGAACACTATGTGGAAGACGGGTTCGTGGAAGGCTGCTCGAGCTAGAGCGCCGGATATGGCTGCGGCTATCAAGGCCATGAGCAAGAAGCCTGTGCGATTCGGTGATTACGGCAACATGAGCAGCGTACCGAGGGAAGTAATTGAAAAGCTGCTCCAGGCCGCGGATGAGTGGACGCTTTACGAGCACGAGTGGCGTAAGGATAGCAACCAGTGGTTGCGTGAGTATGCCATGGCGAGTGTGCATAGTGAGGCTGAGGCACTTGAGGCTCAGGCTATGGGGTGGCGTACCTTCAGGGAGCGTGGCCCCGACGACCCGCTGATGGACAATGAGATCCAGTGCCCGCACAGGACACACGGTGTCCAGTGTGTTGACTGTCTGCTCTGCGACGGAGTGAGGCTCTGCGAGGATAACAGGGCAGATAAACGTAAGAACATTAGTGAGATAGCTCACTAGACCAATCGCAAACCGTCTTGAACTCATCAGTTCCCGTGAGGGGCGGCAACGGACAGGGGACCGGTCGTGTGGGCCGTAGG